TCGTTTCACATGAAACAGGAGGCCATCAACATGGCTAAGGAAACTAGCAAGACCAAGGACCAGGCTGCCGTCAAAACGTTGCAGACGCAACGCGAGGCACAAGCCGTTACGAACGAGGAGGCGATGGAGCGAATGGATTCGTCGCAACCGACTCCGACCCAGGAGGAAAACGATCTTGCCCGGCTCGGTGTTCACATCGATGAGAAGGAAGCTGACGGCAGCGGGCCGACCATCATCACGAAGACGGTCGTTGCCAACGTGCCGCTCGGCTACGACGTGAAAGCCATGGAGGCTAATAAGCCGAAGGGGCAATCAGCGTCGGGTTCGTCGTACTCGAGAGAGAAACTGTAACAGTGAACCCGGCGGGGATTGAACAATGACTCGTACAACCCCCGCCGGACAATCCTGATGCGTATCCTCGGCATACCGATCCCCTTCACCGGAGAGGTCCAGAAGGCACTCAGTTCCGTGCCGTACAATGCCAGCGGCTGGTATCCGGTCATCCACGAGCCGTTTCCCGGCGCCTGGCAGCGCAACATGCCGATCAATACCGACAGTGCGGCATCGTTTCATGCCGACTTTGCCTGCAAGACGCTGATCGCGCGTGATATCGCCAAGCTGCGCATCAAGCTTGTCGAGCAGGTCGACGAGATCTGGTCCGAGACGACCAACCCGGCCTACAGCCCGGTTCTTCGTCGGCCGAACGATTATCAGACCCGCAATCAGTTCTGGGAAAACTGGATACTGAGCAAGCTATCGCGCGGCAACACTTACGTGCTGAAGGTGCGCGACAACCGCAATGTCGTGACTGCGCTGCACGTTCTTGATCCGACGCGGGTGCAAACGCTCGTGTCTGACGACGGCAGCGTGTTCTATCGCATCAGTCGGGACAATCTGGCTGGGACCGATGAGATCACCGTACCAGCGCGCGAGATAATTCACGATCGGATGAACTGCCTGTTTCATCCGCTGTGTGGGACACCGCCGGTTTTTGCCAGCGGGCTTGCAAGCATGCTCGGTCTGAATGCCCAGAAGGCGTCGGCTTTGCTGTTCGAGAATTCCTCGATGCCGGGCGGCATTGTCACGGCGCCAGCCGAGGTGAACGAGCAGATGGCAGCGGCTTTCAAGACCAAGTGGGAAGCCAACTTCTCCAAGATCAATCTCGGTCGCATCGCCATTCTCGATAACGGGATGAAGTACGAAAAGATAGCGATGACGAACGTCGAAGGCCAGATGGTCGAAAGCCTGAAATGGTCGGCCGAGGTCGTTTGCTCGGTCTATCATGTCCCGCCGTACAAGGTTGGTGTCGGCGCATTGCCGAGCTACAACAATGTGCAGGCGCTCAACGTCGAATATTATTCGCAGGCGCTCCAGTCGCATATCGAGGAAGCTGAGGAGTTGCTCGATGCCGCTCTTGGCATTGGCTGGGGCGACAGCCTCGGGACCGAATTTGACACCGACACGTTGCTGCGCATGGACAGCGTGACGCAGATTACCGCCATCCGCGACGCGGTCGGCGCGGGCGTGATGACGCCGAACGAAGGGCGCGCGAAGCTTGACCTCAAGCCGAAAAAGGGCGGCGAATCGCCGTACCTGCAGGAGCAGAACTATTCGCTGGAAGCATTGGCCAAGCGTGACGCGCAGGCCGATCCGTGGGCGTCAAAAACGCCGGCCCCAGCACCAGCAATGCCGGCGCCCGCCGCAGCCGACAAGCCGGCAGATCCGCCGCCGCAGCCTGCCAAGTCCATCAATCTTGATCGGGTTTTCGGCATGTTTGCGAGGGCCGCGTGATGGATGATCTGCAAACTGCATTTGATCACGGCTTTGAGGCAGTGAAGGCCTATTTGGATGCTGAGTTGGGGCTGATGGCCGCGCGTCTGGCCGTGCTTGAGGCCAGGCCAGTCGAGAAGGGCGAGAAGGGCGAGCCAGGCGAACGTGGCGCCGAGGGGCTGCAAGGTCAGGCCGGGCCACCGGGGCTGGAAGGTCCGGTCGGTCCAAAGGGCGATGCCGGCGATCTCGGACCTCGCGGTATGCCCGGTGACAAGGGCGAGAAAGGTGACATGGGCCGCGATGGTCGAGACGCCGCCGATCTGCTGCTGTTGCGAAACGACATCAAAGAACACGTTACAGCCTCGTTCGGTGCCGTCTCAGTCACGACGCCGGATGGCGGCCGAACGCTTTGCTGGTCGCTCGGCGGCAAGGTGTGTGAGATCAAGACGGCCATTCCGCTCGATGCCGGTGTGTGGAAAGACGGCACCGCCTATGTTCCCGGTGATACCGTTTCGCATGGCGGTTCGCTGCATATCGCAAAGGTCGAGACGACGGCAAAGCCGGGCACCGACGACTGGCGCCTCTCGGTAAAACGCGGCGCCGATGGCCGCGACTGGCGGCCGGAAGAGAAGCGCGTGCCAGAGCCGGTGAAGTTCCGATAGTTTCACATGAAACTCTGGACCGTGCCGCGGGAGTGGCCCGGCGAGACCGTGTTCATCGTGGCCGGCGGGCCATCGGTCCTCTCCCAGGATCTCGATGCGCTGCGCGGGCGGCGCGTGATCGCGATCAACTCCAGCGTTCATGCTGTGCCGTGGGCGCAGTTCCTCTATTTCGGTGACTGGCGCTGGTACTACGAGCACAGGGCGGCGGTCGCAAGCTTCGCCGGGCGCGTCGTCACCACATCGACGGTTCCGGATAAGCGCGTTCTGTACTGCCACAAGACCCGGCCGCCGGGGCTGGCAGCGCGACCGGACAGCCTGATGCAGCGATGGACCTCGCTCACGGCGGCGACCAACCTGGCGGCGCACCTGATAGGCCCAGGCGGCACAGTCGTGTGGCTGGGGGCGGATGGCGGGAAGGCGCCTGATGGTCGGACCCACCATCACAAACCGCACCCATGGCCTTCCCTGCGCGGCTGCTACGACCAGCATCATTCGGATCTCGTGACCATCGTCCCGTCGCTGAAGGCGCTCGGGATCGCCGGCTACAACGCCTCGCCGGGCACGGCATGGGCCGATTTGCTGCCGGTGATCAGCCTGCAGGAGGCGCTCGGCGAGCGGCGCGCTGCTTGAGGCAGATCCTCCTTCGCGGAATGTGGGGAATGGGGGACAACCTATACGCGCGGCCATTCATGCGTGCCGCAGCATCCAAATACGAGATCTGGCTCGACACGCCATGGCCGGAACTGTTTGAGGATCTCGACATCAAGTTTGTGCGTGGTTATCGGAAACTGCGCACGCAAACCGATAATATCGCGCTGCAACCGGATGATCGCTGGTCACGGCCGCCACCGGCTATTCGTGAGTATGTGCTCAACTACGGCAACATAGCCGCAAGCTCGATCATCCAATCGCTGGAGAAGCGCTGGTATGTTCGGCTGGGCGTTGAGTTCGATCCGAAGCTGTTCAGCTTGCCGGACATGGGGCCGTCGCCTGTCAAATCGGAGCGGCCGATCGCAGTGATCCGGCCGGTCACATTGCGTACCGAATGGTGCAATCCGGCGCGCAACCCAAAACCGGAATACATCTACGCGCTGGCGGAAGAACTGATGGCTACCCATACCGTGGTCGCGGTCGCCTCTCTCGCCGAAGGCCAGGAATGGGCAGTCGGAAATCTGCCGCCAGCGCACCATCATTTTCTGCACGGCGAACTGCCGATACGCGAACTGTTGGCGCTGGTGCGGGACGCGGACATCGCGGTCGGTGGTGTCGGCTGGATCGTGCCGGCGAGCCTGGCGCTAAGGACCAGGCTGTTCGTTGTGCTGGGCGGTCACGGTGGCCACAACGCACCTGAGAAAATTACTGACCCGCGTCTCGACTTGACCCGCATCGGCTTTGCTATGCCAGAGGATTACTGCCGATGCACACATATGCCGCACAAATGCGAGAAGACCATCATCGACCCGGTCGGGCAGTTTACCCACTGGTATCGGAGTTTGCCGCGGGCCGCCTGACCTGGTGGCCAGAGATAGGCATCGGCCACTATCCGGTTACGGCAGGCATCGTGCCATATGATCGCGAGTATTTCGAGCGGTTCGATCGCGATGCACATACGCCGCTCGGGTGTGCGCTAATGATGGCGCGCGTCGAATTTGTCGATAGGCATCATCGGGGGACGTTGGTTGATGTTGGTATCGGCTCGGGTGCGTTTATCGAACAGCGGCAGGCGGGGGGCCAAACTACCTACGGCTACGATGTCAATCCGGTCGGCCTTCGATGGCTCGACGAGCGGATGCTGCTGCTCGATCCGTACAAATGCCCATGCAATGCCATATCGCTGTGGGACGTGCTTGAGCACATTCCGGACTACCGGCCATTGCTCGCCAATGTGAAGAAGTGGGTGTTTCTATCGCTGCCGATATTCCGCGATGCGGAGCATGTGTTGCGCTCGAAGCATTTCAGGCCAACCGAGCATTGCTGGTATTTTTCTCGGCCGGGGCTGGTGTTCGCGATGAAGCAGTGCGGCTTTGAATTGGTGTCGGAAAGCAATGTCGAGACCGAGCTCGGCCGAGAGGATATCGGAACATTCGCGTTCCGGAGGGCTGCATGCTGACAGTCATCGAACCCGCCGAGGACTACCAGTTGCTCACCGAGGAGGAGCTGCGCGTTGCGGCGGGTCTAGATCCCACAGACGACAGCCAGGATGCGGCGCTTGCGACTTGGGGCCTGCAGGCAGCGTCCGCGTTAGCGAGCGCCTGTGGCCTCGCCAAGGCCGGCTATGATGCATCCCTGTTGCCTCTGCGGGGCGAGGCGCCGCTCACGCTGAAGGCCGAGACGTTCGTACAGACGTTTCGGGTCAAGCCGGGTTACCAGTATGGAACGTTGTTCCTCGCCCGATGGCCCGTGCTTGAGATCATCTCGGTGGCCGAGGGCTCGACGGCACTGACGACAGACGGCTGGGAACTCGATGTTGCCGAGGGGTCGCTGACCCGCCTATCATCTGACGAGACGATCTACTGGCCAGCCGGCCGGGTCACCGTCGAATATGCGGCTGGCTACGACACCGTTCCAGCTTCTCTGAAGAGCTACGCCTCGCGCCTCACCGGCCTCTATTCGCAGACCACGGGTTCTGATCCAAGCGAGCGGCGTGTTGAGATTCCTGGTGTCATCACTGTGGAGCGCTGGGTCGATACCGCGGCGACCGATGTCATCATGCCGGAAGACATCGTGACTGGCCTGAAGCGCGATGGCTACCGCAGGCCGGTGTTGGCCTGATGCCCGACATCGTTGCGGACTATGGCGCGGTCGGCGATGCCGAATGGACTACGACTACTCTGAACATAACATCCGGCACCACTACCCTGACTGCGTCCGACCCGGTGTGGACATCGGGCGACGTTGGCAAGAGTATCGTGCTGCCGCCGCCGCCGTTCGGTTCGCCGCATTGGACCACCATTGCCGCATTCACCAGTCCGACGCAGATCACGCTCGCGGACAACGCCACCAGCACGTTGACATCTTACGCCGCAATCGTCGCGTGGGGCACCGACAGTACCGCGGCGTTTCAGGCGTTCAAGGACGACTATCAGGGCGACACCGTAATCCTGACCATTCCTGCCGGCACCTACCTGATCTCCAGCGGCAACTTTCTCGGACTGTGGAACGGCATTCGCAACATCACGGTGAACGCGACGGGCGCGACCATCTGCGGTGCGACCTTCACGATATCGGCGTCGGCGCAGTATGAGGCGCCAGGGCATACCGCACGCACGGCATCGGTGTCGGCGGGCGCGACATCAGTGACGCTGCTCACCCCCGCAGAGACTTCTCGCTTTGCGGTCGGCGACTACGCCATGATGACCGGCCAGGACATGATGCACTACGGCTACCCGACCAATCATGCGCTGTTTGAGTATCTGAAAATCACTGCGATCGATGTCGGCACTGGACAGATCACGTTCGAGACGCCGCTTGTCTACAGCTACCTGTCAACATGGCCGGTCTACAACGCCAGCGGCACCGATTACGGCGGTCCTGCCACGCTCTACGCGATGCATCCGAACTTCAACCATACTGCGGTCATCAATGGGTTGACCGTGGCGCACCATTCCCAGTGGGGGACCGGGGCACTGAGCCTCACGTTCAACGACTGCGTATTCGAGGGGATCGCCGCAGCGTTTCCCAGCATGGGCAAGTCCATCATCTACAACAACTGCACCGGCCTCGACGCAACGATGGAGATCGACAAGCTGGTCACCAATTTCACGATGACCGGCTGCACTTGGGGCGGGCTCAACATGCAGAGCACTGCCATTGATCTGATGACGCTGGACAACACCACGATCCAATTCTCGCTTCTCGGTAGTGCGCGCAAGACCGTCATACGTAACGGCTGCAACATTGGCACGTTCTGTCCAGGGCCGTCGTTCTTCGGTTATGCGCGCGAACTGGAGGTGAGCGACAGCGTGATCTCCAGCTTTGGTTCGGAAACATATCACGAGAGCGGCGGTTCCTTCTTCAAGGGCAGCGGCGGCGTCGGCATTCAGGACGAGTGGACGATGGCCGATGGTGTCGTCACGGTGCCCGCGGCGTTGCGCATGTCTGGCATCGGTCAGATCGCGGTAACCAATGCGAAATTGTTCTTTTATGACGCGATGGTAGGCACCATCGGATCGTTCACCATCGCCGATGTGACGGACGACGGTGGCGACATCCTCGTGCATACTGACCAGGAGGGTGGGTTTCCGTCGCGCAGTTACAATCCGGCGCTCGGGCTGTGGCTGTTGCGGCATCCGGCACCGATCTGCACGTTTGACAACGTCACCGGCTGTCCCGAGGTGGTGGACTTGTCCGGTGCGGCGTCCGGAACGCCACTCTATTCCTGGTCACGCCGAACCTATGATGGCACTGCGGCGGCCGGACCTTACTGGCAGATGTACGGTCGCGTGAAGTATCTCAAGGTTACGGTCGCCACGCCCTACACTGGTGCGACTGGGACCGTGAACGCCACGCTGAACCTAGGCAACGCGCT